CCAAGATGAGGTCTACTATATCATTTAATTTTTTTATTGAAGAGGAAGTCTATGAAGGTGGAGACACTGATACTGAAGAACTTACTATTAACTGAGGAGTATCCTCGGAGAGTACTTCCGTTTGTTAAGCAAGAATATTTTGAAGACAGGACAGATCAGATCCTGTTTGATCTAACTCATAAATACTTCGTAAAGTATTCTGCTGTACCAACAGTTGAAGCCCTTACCATTGAAGTAGGGAAGATCCCTTCACTTAGTGATGATCAGTTCAAGCAGATTACCCAGACATTAGAGTCGTTTGATAAAGAAAAAACAGAACTAGATTGGTTACTTGATACTACTGAGAAGTGGTGCCAAGAACGTGCGATTTATCTTGCTCTCATGGAGAGCATCAAGATAGCGGATGGTTCTGATCAGAAAAAAACTCCTGATAGTATACCTAGTATACTGTCGGATGCTCTTGGGGTGTCGTTTGATAATCATATAGGACACGATTACATAGATGACTATGAAGAAAGATACGAAAGTTATCACAGGGTTGAAACAAAAGTACCCTTTGACCTTGACTTCTTTAACAAAATTACAAAAGGTGGTCTACCTAATAAGACTCTTAACATCGCGTTGGCTGGTACAGGTGTCGGGAAGTCTCTATTCATGTGCCACGTTGCTAGCTCCGTGTTGCTCCAAGGACGGAACGTACTCTACATTACAATGGAGATGGCAGAAGAGAAAATTGCTGAACGAATTGACGCAAACCTCCTCAACGTAGACATACAAACACTAGCACAGTTACCTAAGATGATGTTCGAGAATAAGATCACGGACTTATCTAAGAAGACACAAGGTAAACTCATAGTAAAAGAGTACCCCACTGCGTCAGCACATGCGGGTCACTTTCGAGCACTCTTAAATGACCTAGCACTTAAGAAAGCATTTAGACCAGAGATTATATTCATAGATTACTTAAACATATGTACATCACAAAGATTCAGAGGAGCAAATGTTAACTCTTACACCATGGTTAAGTCGATTGCTGAGGAGCTTCGGGGTCTTGCTGTCGAATTTAACGTACCACTTGTCAGTGCTACTCAAACTACTCGTTCTGGTTATGGGTCTAGCGACGTTGACCTTACTGACACGTCAGAGTCTTTCGGACTCCCTGCTACTGCTGACCTTATGTTCGCTCTCATATCTACTGAGGAGTTGGAAGAACAGAATCAAATAATGGTAAAGCAATTAAAGAATAGATACTATGACCCCACTCTTAACAAACGTTTTGTTGTGGGTATTGACAGAGCGAAGATGAGACTATATAATGTTGAGCAGGAGGCACAGAATAATATCATGGACTCAGGTCAAGTTGTTCTGAACCAGGATACAGTCAAAGCACTGACTCAATCCAAAAGTAAATTTAATGACTTCAAATTCTAATGAAAGATCAAGGTGCAATACGTGGTAACATTTCTCAAGAAGAAAAGTATGCTAGAGCTAAAGCACTGTTCATTGAATCAGTCATGAAACCTGACCACGATCTACGTGGTTGTGCTCACAATCAAAAATGCTTTAATGAATTGATGGACATCAGAGAAAATGTCCTTGAATATTTGAAACACTATGGGAAAACAAATTGATTTTAAACGCTACGAGGAGTTCGTAGATGCTGTCACATCCGATTGTTCTAAAGATTTTGTCGATCTTGCTGATCGTCTGGTTGAACTTGACCGAGAGGGTGCCAATATTGAACGTCTT